ATCAGGGACGGATCAAACACCCGCTCGCATGAGCAATAGAAGCTGTTTCCATCCGACAAAGCGTAGACGCGGTTCATGGCGCGGGCGGGCGATGCGGCGTCAACGACCAGGTCACGACGCCCCAGATCGACACTTCCGACGCCTCGTCCAGGACAAGCGGCGTCATGGCCGGATTGTCGAAGTCCAGCGCCAGTCGCCCGCCACGCATGCGGCGTACCCGCTTCACGCTGGGCAGGCCGTCGATGATGGCCACGACCACGTCGTCGTGCTTCGCCTGCAGCGAGCGATCGACGACGACATAATCCCCGTCGTGAATGCCTGCGGCCACCATGCTGGAGCCTGAAACCCGCCAAATGAAACTGGCGATCGGATTGGTGATGATCAGCCGTGCTGGGTCCAGGGCCTCCTCTACATAGTCGTCGGCCGGGCTAGGAAATCCGGCGCATAGGCGCGCGCCCATCAACGGCAGGGGGCGTTCGTCGCCCAGACGGACGGCGGTTCCAATCATGTGATGCCTTCGGTTCGCTCAAGGTGCGCCAACCGACCCGCCGCGCGCTCTACGCCTCTAGCGATGTGACGAAAAGAGGAAATGTTCCCCAAACGTTCCATTGCCTTCCGGCGCAATGCAGGCGAAACGTGACGACAACTTGGGGGAGAGAAATGGTAAAACTTACGGCCTATAATGGGACGTCGGAAATTCTGGTGAGACCGGAATCGGTAGATGCGATCAGTCCTCAGGATGGGGGCAATTCGTCCAAACTCTTTTTACGTGGTGGTGAGACGATCCTGGTTAAAGGAGCACCTTTAGCGGTGTGGAAACATTTAGCCGCCGGAAAGCTAGTCTAGGTGACCATCATAACCTCATGGCTGCGAACAGATTCGGACGCGGACAAATCGTCATCAAACCCCGCGATGATTGATGCGTAGGCAGCTACAAGTATGACCGACCCGATCACAGCGGCACGCCGCGATTATCTCCTCGAACAGATCAGCAACTTCGAGGCCGCCCAATACCACTTGCGCAGTCATAGCTCAGCTGGGCGACGCACGGTTGACGCTCTTTACGAGGAGCTTCACGCTCTTGACTCAGTGGCGACCCAGGCAAGATTGGTAGAGGCGCAAGACCGGGTCGCCGAAGCCCAGCGCGAGGCGACTGCCGTTCAACGGTCTGAGCTAGCGCGACAGGAAGAGGCTAGGTCTGAGAACGAAGCCAACACCTTCTGGTCCAGGCGCTATTTGACCAGCCTTAGCGTCGCTCATGGTGCCGGCGCCTTTGCCGCCATATCCGCTATGCTCAGGTCACCGACACCGATCGCTACTGATCTCCAGCTGGAACGCATCGTCTTGAGTTTCGGCTTCGGGCTCCTGACCAGTGGACTAACGCCTCTGGCTCATATTTTCGCGCCGAAAGGCCCTAAATTTTACAAAACGCGAGAACATATCATTGCTGTGTTCGCGGCGGCCTCGACTCTCGCATTTCTATTAGGTGTCTGGACGACCCTTGATGTTGCTCGCGCCACATACGCCGACAACAGCTCTCATCGAATAGAAGCATCGAGTTCCCCTCCCTGACCTCTCAAGATCAGGAAGGGGACAACAGTGGGCGTCAGCCGCCCCCGGTGATGATGACTTCGCGCGCGGGCTGCGCGCCGCTGCCTGCGATGCCGTAGTGCGTGTCGACGGCCTCGATGTCGAAGGCGGCGAAGATCTCACGCACCTCGGGCCGATCGTTCAGCGACAGGATGAACCGCCCCTTCAGCCGCCCCAGGTGCTCGGCCATGGCGCTGAAGGCCGAACGGTCGAACAGGTCAGCGCCATAGTCGCCTTCGCAGGCGAAGTAGGGCGGGTCGAGATAGAACAGGACGCCGGGCCGATCATACCGGGCGATGAAGGCGCTCCAGTCCAGCTGCTCGATGATCACGCCTTCCAGACGGCGGGCGGCGGCGGCGATGTCCGCCTCGACCTGATTCGCCCGATATCTTGCCGGTTGACCAGGGCTGACGCCAAAGACCCGCCCGCTCACCTTGCCGCCGAACGCCGCCTTCTGAAGATAGATGAACCGCGCCGCGCGCTGCAGATCGGTCAGCGCCGTCGGATCCTCGCGCTTCTGCCGATCAAAGTCCGCCCGCGACTGCAGCTGCAGGGCCGTCATCTCGACCAGGGCGGCCGGATGCGCCCGCATGCAGCGAAACAGATTGGCCACGTCGCCCGACAAGTCATTGATGATCTCGCACCTGGGCCGACTTCGACGCCGGAAAAAGACGCCGCCCATGCCGACGAACGCCTCTGCATAGGTGTGGTGCGGCGTCGCCTCGATCAGGGCCGTCAACCGCCGCGCCAGGTTGCGCTTCCCGCCGATATATGGGGCGACGGGGCGTATGGGATCTACAGGCGTCAGCCCTCCCCCGTTGGGGTCATGACGACCCCGGGAATCTTGAGCCATGCTCGTTCCGTTGTTCGGCCGCTCTGTTGGCGATCGGGTTAGGGCTCGAAGGCCTCAAGACGTTCAAGGCCGAACAGCGTCGGCACTTGATTTCGACCACGCCGGATAGTGCGCCCGGCTCGGATTTGAACATCAGCGCCGAACAGCTGGCGCAGCGGACCGTCTCGCGGACGGCAAGGGACTTGGCTTTCACAGAGACTCAATCGCATTTCTGCCGCCGCCGGTCTGGCCGGTGGCGGGGCGAAAGGGGCGTGCACCCCCTGACGTGCTGAGTCTCGGCTCGGCGGTTTGGGCGCGGCTAACGCCCAACCCCCGCTTCTAGTTTTTCGGCTGTCCGCACGAGCCACCGCTGTTGTTGCCGCAACGCTTACAACGCGATCAGACCTTATACGTCCGCGCTGGCCGCCTTCGACTTACGTTCATACGGCCGGAACCGCACCACCTCTGTCCCCAGCCATTCGTTGATGGCCAGGAACCGCCCCTGCAACGGCACGATCTCCTGTTCGAAGAAGACGTCGGCCGCCTTCCCCACGTCCCCGAACCCGCCCGCATTCGCCGGCACGATGCCCAGCAGCTGGGGCGGCGCCCGGTGCGAGGCCAGTATGTCGTCGCGGCTGGTGTTCTTGATGCCCAGGAACTCGTCTTTCGCCGCCACCTCGCTGATCGGGATCAGCTGCAGCCCGTCCTTCTTGCCGCCGGGCGCATACAGCATGACGTTTCGAAAATTCCCCGGCCCCTTCGAATCCTTCAACGCCTTGCGCAGCGTCTCGACGTCCTCGCCCTCCAGCTGCTCGTCGGTGGCGTAAAGGATGAACCCGGCGTGGGATCCGTTCTGATAGTAGCGGCGGCGGAAAATCGTCGCGGCCTCGTTCAGGAAATTGGACTGCAGCGCGCCCAGATACTCCGGCACGCCATAGATCTCCTGGTTCAGGTCCGGCGCGCTGATCTGCAGCACGCTGTCGCGCTCAAACTCATGCTCGCCGACCCCGCCGAACCCGCTGTCGCTGTTCAGCTGGAAGAACTGGCCCGGCTCAATCCCGCGCCTCACATACCGCCCCAGCGGGCGCTCCAGGCGCATCGGCCGCCCGCCGATATTATCGACCCGCGTCGGATAGCAGTTGGCCAGCGCCACATAGTCCAGCACCAGGCCCTCGAACGTCTGGCGGTTCAGCCATGGGTGCGGCTCGAAATGGCTGACCATCATATTGACCTTCAGCCCCATGGCCGACGCATGATGCGGGCTGGCGAACCGGGTCCGCGCCAGTCCGCTCATATTGATCGGCGGTGTGTACCAGCGCCCGTTCCGGCGGCACTCGATATGGTCCAGCACGTCGCGGCGGCTCATCACCGGCTCGGGATCGCCGAAACTGAACACCTCGGCGCTGACGGGTTTGCGCCCGGACGCCTTGACGGTCGCCTTCGCTGGCGCGGCGGCGGTTTTCTTCGACATCAGCTGATCTCCATGAAGCCGCGCCGACGACCGCCCATCGAGGGGGCCTCCAGCGGCTCGTTGTCGAGGGCATGGGCCAAGGCCCAGAACAGGTCGGCGTGTCCGGTCTCGGCTGACCGCGACGCCTCATAGGTCGCCTGACGGCCCGACGCGGTCAGGGTCTTGCGGATGGCCAGGCAGCTGGCGGACAGGTCGG